GGGTTAGGGGGCAAAACGCTCGAAAAGCCCCCTCCCCTCCCCTCACACCCTTTAGGGTGAGGGGGACAGGGGGGCATCGATGCGGCAGATTTTGAAGGTGAAGTTATCCACAGAAAGGTGAGCAAGTACTAACATGAACAACAAACGTGAAACCCCAAACTTTATGAGCTGGCAACATGACACACTGGCCAAGTTTGCAACCGAGGTCTACATCAGACTTCAAGATGAGCAGGCCGCGAACGAACAACTCAGGATGGATTTAAAAGATGCCATGAAGCTGGCGCGAATTGAAAACATGAAGGACAATGCAGCATGACCACAAAAACCCACGATTCAAAAACAAATATCGAACACGTGTCGATCGACAAACTCATCCCATACGCTCGCAACAGCCGGACGCACTCGGATGCGCAAGTGGCCCAGATCGCTGCATCAATCAAAGAATTCGGATTCACCAACCCAGTGCTGATCGATGGCGATGGTGGAATCATTGCCGGTCACGGTCGAGTCATGGCGGCAAAGAGCATGAAGCTGGACACAGTCCCATGCATCCGACTCGATCACCTGACCGAAGCCCAGAAGAAAGCCTACGTCATCGCTGACAACAAGCTGGCGCTGAACGCTGGATGGAACGACCAAATGCTCGGACTTGAACTGGCAGACCTGCAAGGTCTTGGCTTTGATCTGGAGCTCACAGGATTCAGCAAAGATGAGCTCGCCTCACTTATGGCGCCAGAGCCGACCGATGGGCACACTGATGAAGACGAAGTCCCAAGCATTCCAGAGCAGCCGAAAAGCCAGCGCGGTGATATCTGGCTGCTAGGTGAACACCGACTCATGTGCGGTGACAGCACGCAGGCCGATGATCTGGCCAAGCTCATGGATGGCGACAAAGCCGACCTCGTCTGGACCGATCCACCATACAACGTGGCGGTCGATGGCAAAGCAGGCAAGATCATGAATGACGACATGAGCAAGTCAGAATTTAGAAAGTTTTTGCAAGCGGTCTATGCGAGGTACTTTGAGAACATGCGCGAAGGCGCGGTGATTTACGTGGCCCACGGTGAATCCGAACGCGCAGCCTTCTCAGACTGCATGGTCGAAGCAGGCCTCAAGCTCTCAGAAGTCCTGATCTGGGTGAAGCAAAGCGGAACGCTCTCGCGCCAAGATTTCAACTGGAAACACGAACCCATCCTCTACGGATGGAAAGAAGGCAAAGGCCACCACTTCTGCGGTGACTTCACACTGACCACGGTGATCGATGACGATCTGGACATCGACAAAATGAAAAAAGACGAGCTGGTGGCCATGCTTAAGCAAATCAAAGAGCAAATGCCAACCACCATCGTGCGCCACGATCGGCCAACCAAGAGCGACCTGCACCCAACCATGAAGCCAGTCAGCCTAGTGCAACGCATGGTGGAATGGTCAAGCATGGATGGCTGGATCGTCCTCGACCTGTTCGGTGGCAGCGGAAGCACGCTGATTGCCTGCCAAAAAGCAAACCGAAAAGCACGCCTGATGGAGCTGGACCCGAAGTTTGTCGATGTGATCGTCAAGCGCTGGCAGGACTTCACTGGCAAAATCGCAACACACGCAGAAACCGGAAAACCTTTCGCGGAGGTAAAAAATGGCAACGAAAACTGAAAAATCGGTCTTAAAAAAGCGAGGACCTAATGGCGGTGCTCGACCAGGCGCTGGAAGGCCAGCATTTGAGCCGACCGATGCCGAGCGCAAACAGGTCGAAGCGCTATCAGGTTACGGCCTGCCGATCGAGCAGATCGCAGTGCTGGTGCGCGATGGCATCGACACAGACACCTTGCGCAAGCACTTCGCAACCGAGCTGCTGTCAGGAAAAGCAAAGGCAAATGGACAGGTAGGGAAAACCCTATTCCAGAAGGTCATGGCAGGCGACACGACCGCAGCCATCTGGTGGAGCAAGACGCAAATGCGCTGGGCCGAAACCCAGAAGCATGAGCTGACTGGCGCAGACGGTGCGCCTCTGGAGTTTGCCAAGATCGAGCGAGTGATCGTCAAGAATGGGTAAAGTCCTACAACTTCCAACCCCCGAGTGGGCAGTTCCCCTGCTGGAGCCAAGCCGATACAAAGGCGCTTGGGGTGGCCGAGGCTCTGGCAAGTCCCACATGTTTGCCGAGCTGATGATCGAGGCCCACATCATGGACCAGAAGCGCAGAAGCGTCTGCGTTCGTGAAATCCAGAAGTCGCTCAACCAGTCGGTCAAGCGCCTACTCGAAACAAAGATCGAGCAAATGAACGCTGGCGCATACTTCGAGGTGCAAGAAGCCGTGATCAAGTCCAAGAAGGGCGATGGAATGATCATCTTCCAAGGCATGCAAAACCACACAGCCGACTCGATCAAGTCGCTCGAAGGTTATGACTGCGCTTGGGTGGAGGAGGCTCAAAGCCTGAGCCAGACCAGCCTCGACCTGCTGCGGCCAACCATCCGAAAGCCAGACTCAGAGCTGTGGTTTACATGGAATCCGCGCCAGCAGAACGACCCTGTCGACTTCCTGCTGCGCGGTCCGACACCACCAAAAGACGCACTAGTCCTGAAGGTCAATTTCACCGACAACCCTTGGTTTCCACAAGTCCTGCGCGATGAAATGGAGTACGACAAGAGGCGCGACCCAGACAAATACCAGCATGTCTGGATGGGAAGCTACCTCACAAACAGCAACACCAGGGTGTTCAAGAACTGGCGCGTCGAGGACTTCGAGGCACCGCCAGACGCAATCCACCGGCTCGGTGCTGACTGGGGCTTTGCAGTCGACCCGACCACGCTGGTGCGCTGCCACATCATTGGCCGCACGCTCTACATCGACTACGAGGCCTACATGGTCGGCTGCGAGATCGTCAACACACCCGAGCTGTTCATGCAGGTGCCCGAGGCCGAGAAGTGGCCAATCGTGGCCGACTCAGCAAGGCCAGAGACGATCAGCCACATGAAAAAGAATGGCTTTCCAAAGATCATGACAGCGGTCAAGGGTCCGAAGTCGGTCGAGGAAGGCATCGAGTTCTTGAAGAACTACGACATCGTGGTGCACCCTCGGTGCATCCACACAATCGACGAGCTGACGCTGTACAGTTACAAGCAAGACCCACTGACTGGCAAAATCTTGCCGGTGCTCGAAGACAAGAAAAACCACGTGATCGATGCCCTGCGTTATGCCTGCGAAGGTGTGAGACGATCGGCCATCACGAAGCCTGCAACATTCACTCCATTGCCAAATGTAAAGAAATGGTGAGAAAATCACACAAAATGAGGATATAACATGGCCCGACTCTCAAACGATCAACGCCTTGCGAACCTGCACGACGAAGCCCTCGCGCAATTCGATGATGTGCAAAGCGCACTGCGCGACGAGCGCTTGCAATGCCTGCAAGACAGACGCTTCTACTCCCTAGCAGGCAGCCAGTGGGAAGGCCCACTCTGGGACCAGTACGAGAACAAACCCAAGTTCGAGGTCAACAAGATCATGCTGGCCGTGATCCGAGTGGTCAACGAATATCGAAACAATCGCATCACGGTGGACTTCGTCTCCAAAGATGGCGCTGAGAACGACAAGCTGGCCGAGGTCTGCGATGGCCTCTACCGCGCAGACGAGCAGGCATCGGTGGCCGATGAAGCCTACGACAACGCCTTCGAGGAAGCGGTCGGTGGTGGCATTGGTGCATGGCGCTTGCGCACAGTCTACGAAGACGAGGAAGACCCAGAGGACGACCGCCAACGCATCCGCATCGAGCCGATCTTCGATGCTGACAGCTCGGTGTTCTTTGACCTCGGTGCCAAACGCCAAGACAAGTCCGATGCCAAGTTCTGCTTTGTCGTCACATCGATGACGCGCCAGGCATACAAAGACACATGGGGCGATGACCCGACCGACTGGCCAAAGATCATCCACCAGTACGAATTCGACTGGTGCACACCCGATGTGGTCTATGTGGCCGAGTACTACAAGGTCGAGGAAAAGACCGAGACCATCCGCATCTTCCAAACAATCACAGGCGAGGAAGAACGCTACACCCAAGCCGACTTTGCCAAAGACGAAATGCTTGAGGAAACACTGGCAGCCATTGGCACAGTCGAGGTGCGCCAGCGCAGAATCAAGACCAAGCGCGTTCGCAAGTACATCATGTCCGGTGGCAAGGTGCTTGAAGATGCAGGCTACATCGCAGGCAAGTGCATCCCAATCGTGGTCGTCTACGGCAAACGCTGGTTTGTCGACAACGTCGAGCGATGCATGGGTCATGTGCGTCTGGCCAAGGATGCCCAGCGTCTCAAGAACATGCAGCTGTCCAAGCTGGGTGAGATCAGCGCCTTGTCGTCAGTCGAGAAGCCAATCCTCACGCCTGAGCAGGTCGCTGGCCACCAAGTCATGTGGGCCGAGGACAACCTCAAGGACTATCCGTACCTGCTGATCAACCCGATCACCGACCAGAACGGCAACCAGGCAGTCAGCGGTCCTGTGGCCTACACCAGATCGGCAGCCATCCCACCTGCAATGGCCGCGCTCTTGCAGATCACCGAAACCGACATGCAGGACATCTTGGGCAATCCCCAAGGCGCTGACAAGATGGTCAGCAACATCTCAGGCAAGGCCGTCGAGATGATTCAGGCCCGAGTCGATGGCCAAGCCTTCATCTACATGAGCAACTTTGCCAAGGGCATGAAGCGATGCGGTGAAATCTGGCTGTCGATGGCCAAGGACATCTACACCGAAGACAAGCGCAAGATGAAGACCATCGCGCCAACTGGCGAGGCTGGCATGGTCGAGTTGATGCAGCCAACGATCGATCAGGAAACTGGCGAAGTGGTCATGGCCAACGACCTGACCAGTGCCACATTTGATGTGATCGCAGACGTTGGACCATCAAGCAGCACCAAGCGCCAGGCAACCGTTCGCGCCCTGACCGGCATGCTCCAGATCACCCAAGACCCAGAGACAGCTCAAGTGATCACGGCAATGGCCATGATGAACATGGAAGGCGAAGGCATCAGCGATGCAAATTCCTACTTCCGCAAGAAGCTCCTGCGCATGGGTGTGGTCAAGCCAACCGACATGGAAGCCGAAGAACTCATGGCCGAGATGCAGGGCAAGCCTCAAGACCCGAATGCCATGTACTTGCAAGCCGCAGCTGAGAATGAAACTGCCAAGGCAGCCAAAGCCAGAGCCGACACCGTCGAAACCGTGGCCAGCGCAGAACTCAAACGCGCTCAAACGCTGGAGACTTTGGGCAAGGTCGACGAGACCGCACAGAACATGGCGCTCACAAATGCAGAGGCAGTGCAACAAATTTTGCAAGGCCAGATCGTTCAACCAGTTGTAAGATGAACGAAAAAGCGCGAGAATGTGATAAACGGCATCCACCCAGCCGTTCTTAATGGGTGAGTTTGATGGGGTCAGAAGATGAACACAAAGGCAGTATCAGGAGAAGAAAACCAAGACGATGACACCATAGTCATTGAGGACGAAGGCCAAAGCACTGAGCAAACCACCGATGAGCACAAATCCATCGATGACCAGGGCGAAGACCAGACAACCGAAGATGGCGAAGGCGACAACGACGAGGTGATCGTATCCATTGGTGAGGAAGCGCCACCTCCCGAAGAACAGACTCACGCGCCTGAATGGGTACGCGAGCTGCGTAAGACGAACAGAGAATTGCAACGTCAAAACCGTGAACTGCAAGGCAAGCTGCAAAGCACCGCACAGACTGAGACCAAGCCGGTCGTGCTAGGCAAGAAGCCAAGTCTTGAAGAACATGACTATGACGCTGACAAATTCGAGGCAGCACTGGCCAATTGGTTTGATCGCAAGCGACAAGCCGATGAAGCCCAAGCCAAGCAAGAAGCTGAAGTTATGAATCAGCAAAAAGCCTGGCAAGCCAAACTGGATGGCTACGGCAAGGCGAAAGCCGAGCTGAGAGTCAAAGATTTTGAAGACGCTGAGGCCGTGGCCCAAGAGTTGTTCAACATCACCCAGCAAGGCGTGGTGCTCCAAGGTGCAGATAATCCTGCGCTCGTCATCTACGCGCTCGGAAAGAACCCAAAGAAGGCCAAAGAGTTGTCCGACATTAAAGACCCCGTAAAGTTTGCCTTTGCGGTAGCGAAACTGGAGAAAGAATTGAAAGTTACCAATCGCAAGGCAGCCCCGCCACCCGAGAGAATCGTGTCAGGAACTGGCCGAGTATCTGGGGCGGTGGACTCAACCCTCGAACGGCTGCGAGAAGAAGCGGCTCGTACTGGCAACCTAACGAAAGTCATCCAGTACAAGGCGCAGAAGCGAGCAGCTTCATCAAAATGATTTTTTAAGGAAATATTATGTCTAACAGTTTCTCAAAAGAAGAACGCGTTGCCTTTGAAGACCTCCTCGAAGGCTTCCAAGACGCATTGGTTTTGTCACGTCATGTCAACATCTACAACACAGATCAGACAATGATGGAACGCGCCAACAACACCATCTGGCGTCCCCAGCCCTACATCGCTCAGTCGATCAACAGTACCCCTGGTACTGCGATCCCTGGCTATCAGGGCATGACACAGTTGGCCGTCCCCGCCACTCTGGGTTTTAGCAAGACCGTTCCTTGGGAAATGACTTCCCTCGAACTGCGCGACGCTTTGCAAGAAGGCCGCCTCGGTGAGTCCGCCAAGCAAAAGCTGGCCAGCGATATCAACATTGCCATCATGAACGCAGCCGCTGGCTTGGGTTCGTTGGTTGTGCCAATCGCAGCCGCTGCCGGTGACTATGACGACGTGGCCTTGTGCGACGCCATCATGAACGAACAAGGTGTTCCTGACTATGACCGCTT